ATTGAATTGAATGGCAGGTGGAAATGATTAGGTAGGTAGAGAGTGGAGATATAAGGTATGAGTGGTGGACACTAGGCAGAGTCCTACCAATAAAGATACAAATAATTTTCTAACTACACAAATAATATGCGTTAATTTATTGTTAATTCTTTTGGTATGGATACAAAAAAAGGGCTGCATGATGCAACCCCCTTTAAACAAAACAAACTAAAAAAACTATTCACATACTTTGTCGCAAATGTCAATATCTTTAATGACTTCGTTTATTACTATTATATCGTTTATCTCTACACATTCGCATACTATTGTTTCTTTATTGTCTATGCAAGATGTAAGAAACAGAAGAAAAAAAATACACCTTTTCATCCTATTTTTATTTTAAATATTTATGTAAATTGTTATCAATAAGCCATTTATAAAACTCTTGCTGCTTGTTATGATTTATTTCTTTGGCTGGTTTTGTTTTACTTTCTTTAATTATCCGCAAATTATTTTCAAATATTTCTTTGTTCATGATTAATTTATTTTACTTGTGTATAGATATTTTCTTGCTTGTTTTATTGTTTCAAAATACTTCACTTCATATAATGATGCAACCTTATAAACGTTGTGTATAAACGTTAACGTTTTGTTGTTTCTTGTTTGGGCGTATCCACAACATAAAGCGTATTTTGTTAATTCGTTTCTTTGTGTGTATAGTTTTGGTTTCATGATTAATATATTTCCCGTTTACTTATATAATAATTGCCACCACTTAACCTGTATTCATTAAGCAGATATAATGCTTCTTTTTTTGTTTTGGCTTCATCTATCGTTTCAGTTCCAAATGTTTCGTGCTTATGGTTTATATAGTACATTTGTTTTTATATTAAGTTAGATATATATTGTATTTCTTCTTTACTTATATTGTGGCAACCAATTCGGAGAAGTTTGTCAAAAGATATTGTAGTATAGTTTCCTATTCTTTGCCCTCTCATTATTGCACCGCTTTTAAGGAGCTTTAAATAACGTTTAGCCTCGTTTACATCTATCTTTACCCCTTGCGAGGTTTCAACGAATTGAGCGCATTTAGAAAGCCTCAAATAATCTTTGCCACCTATACGAAAATAGTTGCTTTCGCATGCCCTAAATTTAGCAAGGCTTTTAGTCAATTGCTTTTTTTGCTTTTCTCGTTTCTTCTTTTGTTCTTCTTTTGCCCAATTGCGCAAATCTTCTAGGCTCGTTTCCTCTTGCAACGAATCAACAAATAATAGCAGTTCTTTGTACTCATTGTATTTTCTTAATTCGTTTTTTTTGCGCTCATTTATATATTCATTAAATGAATTCCAAAGGCTGTATATTTCGCTAATATACATTTGAGGCTTTCGAGCTCTTGCTAGCTTACCCTTTAAATACATTATTTTATTATGTACTAAATATATGTTTACTTTTGTTTTGTAGTATTGTTTATATTGAGAAGTTGCGCCAATTAACAAACCTATATGTTTGCCTGTTGTGGGGCTGTAACCTTCATCGTTTATCAATATAGTTTTGTCGTCTAAAAAGCGTCCCAATTCGTAATGATACCCATACGAATATATTTTATCCCCCTCAAAAAATATATTGTTATTTGAGGTACGTCCATTGTCTTGTGTCCGTTGTGCAAATGTATGCACACAATCAAAGTTGTTAAATACTGTTTTCATCTTTGTTTTGTTTTATTGTGTTAATATAATGCGAAGGGCTAAATATAGCGGAACAATGTATAAAAGTAGGTGTACCGCTTTTTTTGTTAGTTTGTCAAGTGTTTTCATGTTATTAGAAATTGAATGATACTTTGTCAATGTTTAGTAAAATATACCCAACCCCGATAACAGTTGCAATGCTGTAAATTGTTGCAATGATTAGCGCAAATGTTTCAATTGTTTTTTGTGTTCTGTTGTTTTTGTTGTTTGTTTTCATGTTTGTTAATTTATATTATTATTTGTTTTTGTTAGTACAAATATACGACAATTTAACAAACTGCCAAAGATATTGACATTTTATTGACTATTTATATAAATTCTAAATAAGCAATACAATATATATATATACTATATGAACGGGCGCACGTATACTACAATAATTTTGGCGCATATCCAAATATGGGTGCTTATTCATATCCAGTCTAAATAAGGGCAACAAGGCAACCGTATACAATTACCCTATGAAATTACCACCTATGAAATTACATATATATTGAATTGCTTATATATTAAATTTACTTTCCTGTCAAATATAAAAATACGCCAAGAAAAAACATTGCACAACCTAACTCAATCATAATTTATTTTATTTTTATTTCTGGTAAACCAAAATCATTTATATCTATTTGTAGGTCAAAATCAAATCCACAATTTTCACATAAGAAGTTATCCTTATGGTTATTGTGCCAACAAACTTGGCAACATCTTTTAAACTGTTTCATATTATATCTGTTATATATTCATCATCCACACAATAGTGGCTCATCACCTCTCCTTTAAATTCTCCATCATCATAAACTCCTTCGAACCCACAATAAGGGCAACTATCATAATATCGTTTCATTTACTATATTTTTATCTTTATTTATTTATGTGTTAATTTATATGCAATGATTATCCTTGTATGCAATGATTATCCTTGCGTTAATGATTATCCTTGAATGTTATCTACCTTATGTTTCAATTGCAGAATCAAATCATCATCATCTTTTTTCTTTTGCTTCATGGTTACTTCAATAATACTCGGAAGCCAATCGAACAATGCCTGTGGGCGTATTGTTACTATGTTAAGGTTATTAGATAAGCAAATGCCATCTTCATTCGACCATAGTGTTATTATCTCGTCAATATATATTTCTTCGTTATTCATCTTGTGTTTATTTTAAGGGGGAGGTAATCCCCCCATTGTTATTTTATTATCTTACTAATTATGTCGTTAATTTCATTATGATATTTATCATGATTTTCAGCAGTATCTGCGTATAGCACCTCCTTCTCATTTCTTAAGGCTATCTTTATTATCTTCGCTTCTTCTTTTGTGATATTTAGTATCATTGTATTTATTTTTATGTTCAATGCAAACATACGAAGCCTAATGTTACCCAATGTTAAGCCAATGTTAAGTATTTGTAAAATATTTACTATCTTTGTATCATGATATTTAAAGGCAAATATATGTATAAATGGAACAAAGAAGGGGATATCGAAATCGTACCCCAAGAACAACAGGGTGTTGAATTGCCACAGGGGGGTATTGAATTGTCAGAGGAAGAAACCCCTATTAAATTCACAAGGAAGGAGACACCAATCTTTACAGGGGTATTGAATTACTTTCCCGATGCAATAAGAGAAATCGCAAAGTGTTCTTACGTTGGACAACAACAACACAATCCAGATAAACCTCTGGCGTGGGATAGAAGCAAGTCAGGAGACGAATTAGATGCGCTCTCTCGACATTTACTTGAAGCAGGTACAATTGATACCGATGGCATTAGACACTCCGCTAAAGTAGCTTGGAGGGCGCTGGCTAACTTACAAAAGGAAATAGAGAATGACAATGAAGCAATTTAATCAATACCTCCGCTCCTGTTTAGACAATGGGTGTGATGAGGTTGTGGTTAAGTTTGACAGGCAGGGTATAGTTTCTGTTGAGCCTATTATCGAAGCACGTACATCCCTTTAGGCACAGTACGTTCAAGGGCGTATTGAATTCCGTACCTGCTAGCATCAACGCCATGATTCCAAGAATCTCGTGGTATGCTACCCTTCAGTTTCCAAGCATAGTTGTTAAACTCTCGTATTAAATTCACAGAGTCCTTATCGATTATTATATTGTAGTCTTGCATAAGAGCGATGCCTGATAAGATGCTACCTTTCTTTTTTATAGTAGGCGTAATGTTTTTAAGTCCTTTTGTCTTTAACTCTGATATAAGTCGAGGCTCACTATTGTCGCATACAATCAGATTGTTTCCTGCATACCTTCGGCACATCTCAAATATATTAGAAGTAGATAGTCCAGCCTTGTAGAAGTGTTCTTTTATCCATATCGTCTTTCGCAACTTGTCTGTTGCTATTTCTACTAGTGCCGATGGGTCAACACTAAATCCAAAGTCAAGTCCAAATATCGTATCATACTCGTTATTGAAATCTCCAATCTCCCAATGAGTAAATACAACTCCCTCTGCTTTTTCAAGCCACCCTCCTAATATCTGGTGCTTGTATTTCTCTGGTCTACGCTGGCGCATCACCTCCACTTGTTCTACAAACGATGGAGATAAGTGTTGCTTGTTATCAAGGTAGGTTGTGTGTATATAGCTGACGTTCTCTTTAACGCCATTGTAACCGTCTGTAATGCCTCTATTCTCAAAAAACCTCTCGTATATCCAATGCTGTTTAGTTGTGGGGTTTAGAATGAGGATACAGCGATTCTGCTTTCCAGTAGCACGAACAGAGTAGTCAATCTTTTCAAACGATTCCTCGTCTGTAAGTTCCTCTGCTTCATCCAAGACAAATGTCGTAACGCCTTGAATAGACTTGAGCTTGGCGGTCTGGTCTCCACTCGCAGTCTTAATACCACTAAACAGAATGCTGCTTCCTGTTAGGTTATTTATAATCTCATTCTTTGTAACGGTAAAGTTCTCTGCTATACCCATCAGCTCAAGTTTCTCCAAGAACTCTGGTATAATAGACATAGATGCCGAAGTCATTGTATATCGAGTAAACAGTATGCGATGCCCTGTCTCGTATGTTAGAAGCACCAAGAATGTATTTACGCCAAAAGACTTACCACTTCCCCTACCACCTGTAATTACAAAGTACCTACTCGGGTCTCTGAACAGAGGATTGTACTTGGGGTTAAGATTTACTTTCCTCATCCTTTATCTCTGTTGCTTCAATATCAATAGTCTCTTCTGGTTGCAGGAAAGATATCACAGGAATGTTTACCTCTTGCTTTACGTTAATATCCTTCTGCTCTTTCGGCTTACCATACTTGTATTCCCACAGTAAGCGTAAGTGCGCAAAGGAATCCTTACTCATCTCTGCAAGTGCCTCCCAAGCTTTCTTCTCGCTTCCAAAGGCTCTCTTCATTGAACCTAGTGCAAAGTTCTTTATGTCCGCTTCTTTGGCTTTAGGCTTTCTCCCCTGCCCTCTGGACACTCCTTTTATCGCACCGTTGTTTCTACGCCCATCTGAATACGGAACGTGTGGTTTCTTCTCTTTCGGCTCTGGCTTTGGCTTAATCGGTATTCCTAATTCAGCTTTCTTCTCGTCTGATATTAGACTTCTCTTCTTTGGTCTTGGCATATTTAAATAATAAAGTTCATACCAAAGTGTTTAACTATCTGATT